TGTCATGTTCGCTCCTGTATGTCGTAAAACCAATCGTCGCCAGCAGACCACTTGCGCGTGCCGTCAACGGTGTAAAAATCTTTAGCTGCTTGAAAGTCTGGGAACTTAACCTCAGCAGGGATCAGGCTCTGGTCGTACCAAAGGCAGCGGTTGTTGGGCTGCGTGGCGAACTGGCCGTTTTCCAATTTGATGAAGTTGAAAGACTTGTGCTCCTCGGCTTGCTCGGTAAACCCGGTGTCTACATCCATGCCGTCAGCGCAGAAGTCCACCGTAAACAGATAGTGCCCGTGGTGCCACTGCTTGTCTTTGCCCAAGAACTTGACTCCAAGGTTGCGCAAGCCAATCTTCTCGCAGACCGTGAAGCGGTAACCCATGCAGTCCCACAGTTGCAGCGTGTCGATAGGCAAGTCGCCGTGGTCTTCTTTCCAGACGTAGGCGCTGATCGGCAGCTTGTCGTACAGCGCCCCGTAGCTTGGCAACAGTGATTCGATCCGGAACACCTGACCGCGCAGCGCCTTGATGCTGGTCCAGATGGCAGGTTCTAGCTCACCGTGCCCCTTGGTGAAGTTGTACAAGTACTCTCGGCGCACAAAGCACTTTAGGGGTGGCAGGCTTGCGACGATGTAACTCATGCTTGCCCCCTTGCTCTTATCATCGCTGCCGCAGCCAGAGTGCCGTAGCCGTCGATCCCCGCCTGCTCTACCAACTGAGCACACGCCTCTCGCTCGGCTGCGGCGACAAGGGCGGCGAAGCGTTCAAGATGCGACTCAGAAAATAGCCACAACGATCCATCTGTTTGTGCTGTTGGATATGCTCGCGCCTCCCCCGCCATGCGGAGGATGTTTTCTCTGTTCATTTCTCCCTCCTCGCAACCAACGAACCTTCTCTGATCTCTAGCCCGAGGGCCAGCTTGAGCAGGTCTAGCCATGTAAATTCCACGACATCGGCTGTGTGTAGGTTGTATTGGAATCTCATTTCTCACCTCTGCTTAAACCCAAGACGCCGCATACCCAACTCGATCAGCATCGCAGCGTCCTCAAGACTGTTTTGACTGCTGCTCATGGCTGTCTGCCACTCACCGCCAATTCGTTTGCCGACCAGACCGACCGTGACGATCTGCCCGTCCTTAGCTTCCTCTAACCACTTCTCAAGCATTGCAATGGCGTCGGCGTTATCGGGGGTCGTTGCTTTTAAGAATGGTTTTATGTTGTCGGTCATCTCAATCTCCTATCAGCCCACCGATGTTTGACTCCGGGCGGTAGGACTTCTCGACCAGCGCTCTGATCTCGGGTGGGATCTTGGGTAGCGGGAACCAGCCGACGTACCACGTGTCCTTGCCGTCCCACCATCCCGTACTGGCGATCCCGGCGGCGTTCAGGAGCAACACCTTCGGACCTGCTGGGCAGGTCTCCATCGACCGCCAGATCAGATCGGCCTGTGTGATTGCGTCTTTGTTGGTTGTCATGCACGTCTCCTGATGCAGCCCGCCGTAGCGGGCTGCGATTCTCTTACTTGGTTTTGCTCTTACGTTTGGCCTGTACCGTCAAGACCGGACGCGACTCTGCATAGCTCTTCAGCGGTTTAACGAAAGACTCGTGCGGCGTGTGCGATGCGGGTTCGTCGTAGAACCGGCGGTACTTGAGTTCATGCGGCTGCAGGAACCGGTTGGGATACGCCGACTTCACGATCTCGACCGTCTTCTCAAGCTCTCGGTTGGGCGCAGACCAGTCGTTGGATTTGGGCACGGATTTAAGAATGTCAAACATGGTTACTCTCCTGTTGTTGCTGCGGTTGTGGATCAGTGTCTAGCTTACGAAAGTAATGCCATTTGGCCTGTATTTGTGGATCTTCTGACGGGGGCGTCCAGCCATGCTCACGCCATGTACGCTGCACGTCCGTGGTCCTGCGGAACCGATTGATGGGCTCGTTCATGTGACATCTCCAAGGGATGCCACCCCCGGGATTGGGGGCGGCGAAGTGAAACAGAAAGGATGGGTTAGGCGAGCGCCAGCACAGCGTCAACGGCACGCTGTTTCATGTCCGCACCCTGACCCCACTGCGAAGACACGAAGCGGTTCTCATCCGAGCGAGCGCGGGTCCAGTGATCGATGTACTCGGTCACCGCATTGACGTAGCCCCAGCCCGTGCCGTAGACACCGTCGAGATCAGCACCCTTGCCGTCGCCATTGAACAGGTCGAGGATCTTGTTGTACCCAGCCGAGGCGATGACCTTCTCGCCACCACCCAGCACGGCCTCGGTGAGTTCCTCTGCCTTCTCCTGATCGACCGGGATGTTGGCAAGACGCGTGATCTGATGACGGAACGCATCCCACGCTGCCTCGTTCAAGCCCATGAACTGCTTGATCTCCTCGGGATCGAACTCGGTGCGGTGGCTGATCTTGACCCACGGTGCGGCCTCGCCCACAGCCACAGCCAGCGTGTTACGGCAGACAACCCTGATTGAAGTACGCCGTGCTTCGGTTCGTTGCGAACCGTCTGCGCTTGTGGACAAAAGAAGGTATCCGCCTATCTTATCCTTGACACTGGTCGGGCTGGCCTCCCCGATCTTGGCCGTCGCCCAGAAGCGCTTGCCTCCGTAGATCGTGCCTGCTGCGCTGAGTTCCAAACCCCCGACCTTCACGATGTCACGGAAGAACTCGATGACCTGTGCGGGCTGCACGACCTTATAGGAGTCAGAGACAACGCCGAGGGCATCCTTCGTATCGCTGCGCAGCAGGACGTGCTTGTCTGCGATCTCCCGCATGGGGACAGACGGATCGTGAGAGACGGGGTAGCGCACCTTGGCGCGTTGAATCTTCCAGTCCATCCCGGCAGCGACACGCCACTGATCAATGCTCGCACCGTCGGGCATGGCCTGCCCGAGACCGTGCCACGGCAGTCCGTCGGACTGAAGATAGGCAAACTCGACTTGCTTGGTGATGGCGTTCGTGGTGAGTTCGTGAGACATGATACTTCTCCTGTTAAGATGTGATGCTGCTATGCAGCAAGGACTTGTCAAACAATATACTACTTCAAATGAAAAGGGGGCGCAAGCCCCCTTGTACTGCTTACCGCCGAGAGATCCTGAGTTCCGACAACATCTCGTCAATGGCGTCGTTGATCTGTTCGTTGATGTCGTGGTGATCCAGCACGTCGCGCACTTGTTCCTCCCAGTCGATCTCGTTGAGTGCCTCCTCGATAAGATGTGTGACTTGGTGAGTGGTAGTGAAGTCCTCTGCTTGGGACTCGAGTGCTGCGACCCGGGTGTCGAGCCGGTGCAGGAGGGTGTTGTCAGGGGTGAGCGCTTGCGCTTCCAACGCAGTGATGCGCTCGATAAGAGGCTTGGTGGCCTGCTCGATGGCTTGGTTGAGGGCGTTGGTGATGATGGTGTTGAGGTCAAACATGGTACATCTCCTTAAAGTTAAAACCGGGACATCTGTCCCGGATTGGTTGGTGCTTGGTTGGGTTACTGCTGGATCCAGCGCATGTCGAACACGCTGGGGAAACACTCGCGGTTGTCGGCGGTGTACACCCTGCCGGTGGACTCGGGCTTGTGTGGGGGTGTGCCGCCAACGATCACGTGCTCATTGCCCCGGAAGTCTCGAGCCTTGTCGCCCAGCACGACGGGCGTGCTGCTGTCGGCGTGTACAAGAACCCATTTGCTCGTTGTCATGTGTACTCTCCTTGGTTGTGCCCCCGGAGGGGGCGGGTGGTTTACTCTTCGCCAAACACGATGTCGTTGCCGACATGCAGCGCGGCTTCGTCTTGCAAAGCATCGATCAGGTGAAGGATGCCCGTAAGATCTTCTGCAACAGTCGGGGGACTCGTTGCAATCACTTGCACAAGGGTCAGCTTCTGGCTGCGGAGCAGCGTCCAGTCAATACGATCCATGATGTTTCTCCTTGGTTGGTGAAGGTTCATACCGGGACAAGTGTCCCGGTTTCTCAGTGAGCTTCGTACGACACGACGGTGTCGGGCGTCCAGCAGGTGCGGCAGTCCATACACTTGCCCTTCTGTGCGGGAGCAGCGCAGCGCTCGCCTGTGGGGGTGGTGTGCTTGCTGTGCACATTGGATGTGGCAATGCCACGGATACTCTTGAGAGACTTGGGGATGGTGACGGGCTTGTCGATGTACATCGCAGACAGGCGGATGACTAGGTTGGGTGGGACAGCACCAACCCCCCATTTAGAAACAAACTCCTTCACAATCCCATACTCCCTCGTCGGCAACCAATGCTTGGTCTTGGGCGTACGTCGGCACACCTCTGCGATCATCTCGAGGTGCAGCAGGGACTGGATGTCGCCAGCGTCGAGCCAGCGGAAGTAGGGGTCAAAAGAAATTAAAGCCGTCATCCCCCCGATCCAAAGGTCGGGTTCGTCGAGTGCAGCGAGTCGGGCGTGTTGTGCTGGCTCGATGGTGGCGTGGTACTTGGCGTAGTTGCCTTTGTCTGCGTAGCACTTGGAGCAGATGGTGCCGGGGATCTGTGCCATTCGCCAGCCTGTCTGGCATGCCGCCACCGGGATAGACCACGACTTACAGGGCATCTTGCTGGTCTGAGTAAGCCCGCCCGTTGCTGCGATAGCGTCCTTCTTACGGGCGAAGGTGATGACTTGGAACTGCATGTGTACTCTCCTTGGAAAACCGGGACGGGTGTCCCGGCGGTTGGTTAACTGCTTACTCGGTCACGCGCTTGCCGTTCTCGTACTGAACGAGCGCCAACACAAACGAACCCTCCACCTGTGGGCGATAGAACGTGATGTCGTACTGGGTGTCCTTCTCACCCGGCACGTACCACACCCAGTAGGTGTGCTTCTTCTTGTCGAACGCTTTCATCAGCGTGTGCAGGTCGTCACCCTTACGCCACTCGAAGACGCTGTGCACATAGAAGTGGAAGGTGGGTTGGTTGATGGGGACAAGCTCCTCGGTCATGTCGATGTATTGCGTCATGGTTACTCTCCTTGGTTGTGTTGTTTCGCGTCTTCTTGGATCAGCGCCAGATGAATCCGATTCGACAGGCTCAGCAGTCGATTGAGCCTGTCCTGCACTTCACCGATCTTGCAGTTACGGAATGCCTCGTCCATCCCCGCGTAGCGGGTGTCGACATAGGTGCGCACCGGGGTGCGGACACCTGTATGCTCCTTCAACGCCCACAGCAGAGCGTCTGCTGATTCTCTAGTGAGGGTTATGGTTAGGGGTTTCATCGTTACTCTCCTTGGTTGTGCCCCTCGAAGGGGCGGGTGGTTTATCGCGGGAACTCGTCGTTGCCGAGCACGAGGTAGCCCCCCATGCACTGGCACTTGAACCCGTCGGCGCAGTCGATCAGCACCACGCCAGCATCGCCGTGCGAGTCTCCCTCGGTGAGTTGAGCGTCGGTGTTCCACACACCGAACCCGAGGTTGCCCCCGTCATCGCCTATGCACTCCTGCACCAGCCTTGCTGTGGCGTAGTCAATGTCGCCGCCACGCCCGACCATACGCGCAGCCAAGTTACGCACGATGTCGTGGGCATCACTCCCCGACCAATGGCAGTAGACAACCGGACCGAACTCGTTGGTTTTGCTGTTGATCACTTGGAACAAAACTCGATCACCCATGATGTACTCTCCTGAAAGTTAAAACCGGGACAGATGTCCCGGATTGGTTGTGCCCCCCGAAGGGGGCGGTTGGTTTACGCGCAAACAATCTCTCTGATCTCTTCCTCGATTACACGCTGCTTCACGCCCTTGACCACGACCCGGCAGAGCGGCGAGTCACTCTTGACGTAGGCGTAGATGGCGACCCTGAAGGTGAGTCCTTGAGGGTGCTGGCGGGTGAAGTAGAAGTCCCGGTTGGGCTGGGCGTGTGTGAAGTCGTTGGTGGTCGCGTCCCAGTTGCTGAACTTCTCAAGCAAGCGTGTGAGCTTCTTGTCCTTGAACGAATCAAGGTCGTGCATCGAGAGGGTCAGCCGTAGCGTGTCGTTCCAGACATCCCCGAATATCTGTAGGTTCCGACGGTGCGCCGGAGGGAACATCTCGAAGACCTGCTTGATCTCCGGAGAGAGGGAGCGCAGCTTGCCATCGAGCGCCTTGTACTTGGCCGCGTCGGCACGGAGGGACTGACGAGCAGTGTGAAGCTTGCTGTTGATGAGAGACATGGTACTTCTCCTTGGTTGTGCCCCGTGAGGGGCGGTGGGTTAAAAAGAAAACACGAACATCACAAAACAATAGAACCCCATGGCGATCGCCGCCGCTTGCAACAAGTCCTTCATTTCACTCTCCTTTCAAAAAGCGGGACACCTGTCCCGGTTACATACTGGGCGTACGTCCAGCACGCCGCCCCTCTAACACCTGCTGGTGGGCTTCAAACAAACCATTTCTCTCCTGCTCTGGCAAGAGCAACGTCCAGTCCGAGAGCGCCTCGTCTGGCAGTGGGAGGCCACCATCGACACGACGCTCGACCTCGATAAGCGCCTGCTTGAGACAAGCTAAGCGCAGTAAATAAAACTCTCCGACCGCGCCACGCCTCAGTCTCTGGGTGGCTTTGATTTTAGATAGCAGGATGTGGCGCATCTGGGCGTGGGGAATGTCTTTGAATAACCGACGCCGCGCTTTCTTCCGAAGCCTGCCCACACGCCGGATCCGACACGCTTGGCAAGAATTGTCGATGACCGTGCGACGCGTACCCGTCCACCCGTAATGCGCACACTCGGCCGCAGTCGCAAGACGACGGAACGCCTTGTTGGGTTTGATCTGCGCACACCCCGAACAATACTTGTGATGCAACGGAAGATCCCTTGGCGGCGCCTGCGGTCGCTTGCGTACCCACCCCACACGCTCCTTCGCCTTCTCAAACAAGCGCCACACCTTGTCGGCAGGAAAGGCAACTAAGTCCCGTTCGTGAGCAAGGTGCGAGAGCGTGTCGAGCATGAGCGTGTAGGTGGCATGCGGACCGGAGTCGGGCGGGGACTGTAGGATCCGGCGCTTGAGCCAAGCAAGGGTTGCAGCAGCAGGCACATCGTCGTGCGGCGCAAGGAATTTTCTGAGAGTCACGGCAACTCCATTAAAAACGGGACATGTGTCCCGGAAAGCTAGCAAAGACGCGGGTTTCAGAAGCCTTACTAATTATACACCGGGGTGGTCCACTGATATCCTATTCAGCGGGGCGATAGGGAAATGCCGGAGAACAAGCACGGGCGCGGGTTGGCGCTGTGTCAACCGTGCATACAGCCGTTTTTGGAGAAACTACATAACTTCTTAAACTTTCTGTTGCTTTCAAAGCTTCTTCAGCTTGCTTCGTTGTTGGTCGGGGTGTATGTATCTATCTATCTATCTAATAATAATATATATATATATATGTATGTACGGGTCGGTTCCTTGGAAGCCACGCCAGCACTGGGTTTCAAGGGCGCGCCTATCGGGGTGCTGAATGGGATTGTGGGGGGCCAGTTGCACATGACCCCCCAAAAGAGTTTACATAATACGGGACAAGTGTCCCGGAAGTCGTGCTTGCGTTACTCCGTGGTGGTGTTGGCTTTGCGGGCAAAGTATTCGGTGATGAACTGTGGGGTTTGCAGTTCTCGGGCTAAAGAGATCGTCGCCCAGTATTCGTCTTTGGTCATGGCGCCGGTGGTTTTGTGTTCCATGCGAATGAGTGCGGTAAGGATGTGTTGAAGGTTATCGCGTGTCATGGTTTGATTCTCCTGATGGGAAAAAGCGGGACAAGTGTCCCGGAAACAGCGTCCCCACCCTCGCAGGCAGGGACGCCAAGATGCAAATAAGAGTCAATCTCATTTCGAAATGCGAATCATTCTCATTTCGCAAAGGCAGCGGCCAGCGCCTTCGCTGCCAGCGACCGCGCACCTTCGTACTCGTTCGCGGCCTTCGCGAGCTTAGCGGCCAGCGCGAGCAGTTCCGCAGGGATCTCGACGTCCTCGGTTGACTTGCTGCTCGGGAACACCTCGGCCACAAGGCGCTGCGCACGCTTCTTCGCGGTTTCGTACTTGGGCGCACTCGAGTCGAACACGACCTTGCCCGTGCTCTTGACGATCAACGGCACGTCGTAGCGCACGCTGCACGCTTCGCGGGCAAGCCCCTCGAAGGTCTCGCGGTCAAGCTTTTCCTTGCGCACGGTCTCGCGCAGCGCGTCGAATGCGCGGTCGCTCGCTTCGCAAGCGAGGATGGCGTTGACGATCGTGGTCTTGATGGCGTTGCTGATCATGATAGTACTCTCCGAAAAAAAGGGACAAATGTCCCGAAAGGGTTGCGCTGGACTTCCAACGTGATTACATTATAGCAAACGGGCTTTTTTGCCGTCTTATTTTGGTCGACACCCAACCCCCCAAAACACAAATGAGCCTCTTGGCGGCGCGGGGAGAACAGTGTTTCAGACCTACGCAGCCCATTTTTTCAAAATCACTTTTCCCCCGTCGCAACCTTTCGTAGGTTTTGTAGGTACCCCCCACCCTCTTTCAAAACGCCGACCCCCCACCCCCTATATAAAAATTTTCACAAAAAACGTGTCCAACTTTACACACCACCCCTTATTCTTGCGTCCGCACCGTTTGTTCTATATATTGTTTGAAATGGGAGCACAGTCTCATGGATATTTATGAAGTGCAGTCGGGGACTGCGCATGTTTGAACAACTGATTGAATTTTCGCCAGAACCCGAAGCGGTGGAAGAATTCCAACCGCTGGATAAAGCGCAGCCTGCTGCAATTCTTTCAGCGCAGAAAGAAACGGCAGATTGGTTAAAAGAGCTGGGCGTACCGCCTGATGCCGCTATTACTGAGCGCCAAGAACAGGCCGCAGCACGCGAAGCTTTCAACGCGTTGAACTTTAATCCGGACACAGATGCGCAGCGCACCGCACTTGTTGCAATAAAAACTCCTCCCGCTGTTCAACAGCTGGTCGGTATGCTGACGGCGTACGATTGGGAGTTTGTGGAGCGCGCCAAAGAGCTGCGCAGCTACACGGTCTCAAAGATTCTCGAAGAAACGACCCATCCGGATGCCCGGATACGCCTCAAGGCGCTTCAAATGCTTGGCAATGTCACCGAGATCGCGCTATTTACTGAGCGCGTGGAAGTGACAAAGAAGGATGTGTCGGAGGAAGAGATTGAAAAACGTCTGCGCGAGCGGCTTGAGAAACTTCTGACGCCAATGGATGGCGCACTGATCCTAGAAAAACCCGACATCCCCGCTATAAACACAGAAGAAACCGGTCTCGACGACGAGATTGGAAGCGTAGCGGAGCGTTCGGAGCGCACGAATGCTTGAAAATCTCGACACAAACGCCCTCTCCTCCCTCCTCAAATCACTTCCGACCCTTCCAAAGGCGGAAAAGCAGGCGCTGCTTGAAGAGCTAGAGTCTTTCACGCATAAAAAAGCTCTCAAAGCGGCGCGAGATGACTTTCTTCGGTTCTGTGCCCGGCTGTATCCGGACTGGAAAGAGGGTCCGCACCATCGATTTCTGAAACCAATCCTGCACGAAGTGCGAGACGGTACGCAAACGCGGGTCACTGTCTCGATGCCCCCGCGTTTTGGCAAGTCTGAAACGATTGCCTACCTGTTTGTGGCGTGGTACCTCGGGCACAACCCGCATCATCACATTATGATGGCGACGCACACGGCAGCGCTGTCCGCCGATTTCGGTCGGAAAGTGCGTAATCTCATCGACAGCCCCGCATATCAAGAGATTTTCCTCGGAACACAGGTCTCCAAAGACAAAAGCGCCTCGGACAACTGGACGACGACCGCTGGGGGCAAGTATTTGGCAATTGGTATCGGCGCAAACGTCGCCGGTCACGGTGCGCATCTGCTGATTGCAGACGATTTGGTCTCAGAACAGGCAGTTCTGGCAAATCCTGACACGGCTTTTGCCGTGGCTTGGGAATATATGCAGGTGGGTCCGTTGCAGCGTCTGATGCCGGGTGGACGGATCGTAATGATTGGTACCCGGTGGGGGAAAAAAGACCCGATTGGACGCGCACTGCAGTGGGCGGTTGAGAATCCGGAGAGCACGCCTTGGAGAGAAGTGCGGTTCCCCGCCATTCTTCCTTCCGGTCGCAGTCTGTGGCCGGAGCAGTGGCCGGTTGAGCAGTTGCACGCTAAACGCGCGGGGATGCAGTCTCAGTTTTGGTCAGCACAGTATATGCAGGATCCGACCTCGGAGGAGGGCGCGATCTTAAAACGTGAGTGGTGGAAGCTTTGGGAGAAAGAATCTCCGCCGCCCGTCGAGTTTACGATTCAAGTATGGGATACGGCGCACGATACTAAAAGTCATAATGACTATAGTGCCTGCGTAACGATGGGTGTGTTCTTTAATGAAGAGCGCAGCCGGCACGAAATTATTCTGCTCAACGCGCTGAAAGATCGTTGGGAGTTTCCCGATCTCAAGAAAAAGTGTTTGGAGCACTATAAAGAATGGGAGCCTGACTGTCTGTTAATCGAGAAGAAAGCGGCGGGTGCGCCGTTGATTCAAGAGCTTCGGCAGATGGATTTGTATGTTGAGGAATACAGTCCGTCTCGCGGAAAGATGGGTATATCCAATGACAAAAGAGCGCGAGTGAACGCCGTTGCTCCGCTCCTTTTTGATGGCGCGGTATGGGCTCCTGATCTAAGATGGGCGCACGAGTTAATTAATGAGTGTGCGGAGTTTCCCAACGGCGAGCACGACGATTATGTAGACTGTGTAACGATGGCACTCATGCGCTTTCGTCGCGGGGGGTTTGTTTCCTTGTCGGATGACAGGCGCGAAGATCAGCAGTTATTTCGGTCACGCCGCGCGGCGTACTACTAGGAATCAATATGGCAACGAACATCGACAAAGCCCTCTATCAGGCACCCCAAGGTTCCTTGGATTTTGCCCAATCGGCACCTCCCATCGAGATTGAAATTGAGAACCCCGATGCGGTCAGCATTGGGATGGGGGATCTGGAGATTCAGATCAAACCCGAGCCTAAAACTGCAGAAGACTTTGACGCCAACTTGGCTGAGTATATGGATGATGGCGAGCTGCAGTCGCTGGCGTCGGAGCTGCTGTCTGACTTTGAAGACGACATTTCCAGTCGCAAGGACTGGATGCAGACCTACGTCGACGGGTTGGAGTTGCTCGGGATGAAGATTGAGGAGCGCTCGGAGCCGTGGGAAGGTGCGTGCGGTGTGTACCACCCGATGCTCTCTGAAGCGCTGGTGAAGTTTCAGTCTGAAACTATGATGGCGACCTTCCCCGCAGCCGGCCCGGTAAAGACCAAGATCATCGGACGTGAGACTCCTGCCAAGAAAGAATCTGCAGAACGCGTTCAAGAGGACATGAACTATCAGCTCATGGAGCGGATGGTGGAGTACCGGCCTGAGCACGAGCGCATGCTCTGGGGTCTGGGACTGGCGGGTAATGCGTTCAAAAAGGTCTACTACGACCCGCATATGGAGCGCCAAGTTTCAGTTTTTGTGCCGGCTGAAGATATCGTGGTGCCGTACGGAGCCTCAGATATTGAGACTGCGCCCCGCGTGACGCACGTCATGCGTAAGACTGAGAACGAGCTGAAGCGTTTGCAAGTGGCGGGCTTTTATTGCGACGTGGATCTGGGCGATCCCGTCAACATGCTCGATGAAGTCGAGAAGAAGATCGCGGAGAAAATGGGCTTCCGGGCGACTTCGGATGACCGTTTCAAGCTTCTCGAGATGCAGGTTGACCTCGATCTGCCCGGATACGAGCACGAAGACGGCATCAAACTGCCATATATTGTGACTATCGAGAAGGGCACCCAGAAGATTTTGGCTATTCGTCGGAACTGGGAGGAAGACGATAAGACCCACGCCAAACGACAGCATCTGGTGCACTACGGCTACATTCCGGGCTTTGGTTTCTATTGCTTCGGTCTGATTCACCTGATCGGGGCGTACGCCAAAAGCAGCACCTCTATCCTTCGGCAGCTTGTCGATGCCGGCACCCTTTCAAACCTGCCGGGGGGCTTCAAAGCTCGGGGCATGAGAGTCAAAGGCGACGATACGCCGATTTCTCCGGGAGAGTGGCGCGACGTGGACGTGCCCAGTGGCGCGATCCGTGACAACCTATTGCCCCTGCCGTACAAAGAGCCAAGCCAAGTTCTGGCTGGGCTGATGGACAAGATCATCGAGGAAGGTCGTCGGTTTGCCAACACGGCGGATCTTCAGATCAGCGACATGTCGAGTCAGGCTCCGGTAGGCACCACGCTGGCTATTTTGGAAAGGACATTGAAGACGATGTCCGCCGTGCAGGCGCGGATCCATTACTCGATGAAACAGGAGCTAAAACTCCTGAAGGACATCATTGCCGCCTACACGCCAGAGGACTACAGCTACGAGCCCGAGGTGGGCGACCGACGGGCGAAGAAGTCGGATTACGACGATGTCGATGTCATTCCGATCAGTGATCCCAACGCCAGCACGATGGCGCAGAAGATCGTCCAGTACCAAGCGGTCCTGCAGTTGGCTCAAGCCGCTCCACAGATCTACAACATGCCCTTGCTGCACCGCCAGATGTTGGACGTGTTGGGAATTAAAAACGCTGAAAAGCTGATTCCGCTGGATGATGATCAGAAGCCGACCGATCCAGTCACTGAGAACCAGAACGTACTGATGATGAAGCCGGTCAAAGCGTTCATGTATCAGGATCATCAAGCGCACATCACCGTGCACATGGCAGCGATGCAGGATCCGAAGATTCAGGCGCTCTTGCAGAACAATCCGTCTGCACCGCAGCTGATGCAGGCTATGCTGGCGCATATTAACGAGCATCTGGGCTTTGAGTATCGCAAGCAGATCGAGCAGCAGATGGGTATGGCGCTGCCTCCGCAGAAAGACGAGTCGGGCGAGGACGTGAACATGGACCCGCAGGTCGAGGCCCAGTTGGCTCCGATGCTGGCGCAGGCTGCACAACGGCTGTTGCAGCAGAACCAACAACAAGCGGCGCAGCAGAAAGCTCAACAGCAGGCACAGGATCCGCTGGTGCAGATGCAAATGCAGGAGCTTCAAATCAAAGCGCAGGAACAGCAACGCAAAGCAGCAAAAGATCAGGCAGACAACGCACTTCGACAGCAGCAGTTGCAGCTTGAACGCGAGCGTATGACAGCGCAGCAAGCCGTGGAAAATCAGAAAACACAGGTTGACGCGCTCAAAACAGTGGCGCAGCTGAAGAATTCTGAAATGCAAAACAGCCGACGTATTAACGTCGATGCGCTGAAACATGTGGCGGACATGAATGTTGAGCGTGAGTTGCGAGCAATGCAGGAGCGCATGCGCTCTAGGCAAGAACGCAAAAGGGGTTAATTAAATGGACGCTTTTGAAGTCTTGATTCAGCAAACTGACGAAAAGGTTGCGCAGCTCAAAGACCATTTGGCTGACGGAAAAGCGTCCAGCTTTGAAGAGTACAAAAGATTGTGTGGGGAGATTCGAGGTCTGCTCCTTGCGCGTGGTTACGTCATAGACCTTCAACAAAAAATGGAGTACGCGGATGAGTGATATTTTGCTGGCTACAAACCCCAGCAGCCCACAAGTAGTCGGTGTTTATCAACCCGACGCGACAGCGGAAGAGAAAGCAACTCAGCTTCCTCAGCCTTCTGGTTACCGCATTCTTTGCGCGGTTCCGGATGTGGACAAGGAGTTTGAAAGCGGACTCGTCAAATCTGACGAAACTATTCGGATGGAGGAAACACTGACTACGGTGTTATTTGTAGTTGATCTCGGTCCGGACTGTTACAAAGACCCCGCACGCTTTCCCACAGGCCCGTGGTGCAAGAAAGGTGACTTTATATTGGTTCGCCCGTATTCAGGATCCCGTCTTGTCATTCACGGTCGAGAGTTCCGGCTCATCAACGATGACTCGGTTGAAGGCGTGGTTCAAGATCCACGCGGCATTCGACGCAAATAAGAGGAGCACAAAATGCCTCAAATGGAACAGGAAGAGTTTCAATTCCCCGACGAAGTAGAGTCCAAAAAGGAAGGCGACGCAAATGCGTCTTCCAAAATCGAAATTGAAATTGAGGACGATACGCCCGAAGAAGATCGCGGTCGTACGCCATTGCCCAAGCCGTTAGTAGAAGAGCTTGAGCAAGACGAGTTGGAGGATTACGACGAAAAAG